TGTGTATTAGACTCACCCCTGCTGTAAATGTATGCAATGTTGTGTAGATGGTCAGTAGATGTGCATCTATCCTGCTGGGATGGATAGATTTACATTCACATTCCCTGTAAGCAGTGACCCGAAGATTGGGAATCTTTACGTTAATCTTACATCCCATCCTCAGCCGTAACCATTTTCTCCAAACTTTTTACCCTGAAAAAATAAAACAAAAAAACTGCTAGTTTTCTATTGCTTTTTAGTTCAAAACATGATACAATTGAATTGTTCAATAAGTAAAAAAGATTTTGACTTACTAGCCACTCCGCCTTAGGGGGCTGTTAGATAACGTCAAAGAAAAACAAAACCGATATTATTATTATTACATTAACATGATTAGAAAGGGGAGTTCTATGCCTAAAGAAAAGACTGACGAGAGTGTAATAGAAGACAGGGAAGAGGTGTATGGCCCACCAAAGTTATTCTTTGAGAGCTACGGTGCTATATGTGAGGTTATGGATGAGTATGCCCATGTAGGTCAGGGTAAGGGGTGCAACTATGCTCATTTATCTTCTATGAAGATGGCTATGCTAAAGATACTAAGGAGTTGCTGGTGTCCTGATGTTGAAGACAACTATGTAGATGGACGTAACTACATGTCTATAGCTGAGATGAATGTAGGTGCTAGGGAAGAGATGAGGGATAGGCCTACCCATAGGTTCAATACTACTGATTTAGGTTCTGAGGTATAGGTAATGTATATGTTATTGTTAGTACATTTAGTTTTCTCCTCTGTCCCTAGTGTGGAGAGTGTCGAGATCGTTAGCTTTCATAGTAGTATGGATGCTTGCACTAAGGAGATAAAGGCTAGAAAGCAAAAGATTGGCAGGGATTGGCCTAGAGAGTTAAATATTGGCTGTGTCCCCTTAAATAAGGAGTAGCTATAGTGATGAACAGCACAATACTAGGTGCTATTATTTTGCTTATGGGTCTGGTTGGTGGTGGGCTTATAGGTTCACTGTTTGATAAGGAGTAGCTATGATTTCGCACCAAAGAAGGCAGGCAAACCGATGGCGAGCTAAATCAACAGAAGCTCGCAACAATGGTGGCACATACTTTCAAGAGTGTAAGAGGTATGATGGGGATGGGAACTTAATAGAGGTGATATCCCCTGAAGCGCAGATGAAGACTAACACAAACACTGTGAAGTGGGGGCGTGATCGTAACGCTTATGCTCACTACGTTGCATGTTCGGACAAAGAAATGGCGAGAATAAAGAAGTATGTAAAGGGAGAAGAGAAAGAAGGGAGGTCTCTGCGTAATTTCCAGCCCTTAAAGGCTACGAGGAGATACTGATGGGCGAGGCAATAGGTAGATGGATACCTAAGAAGAAGACCAACCCAGTTAAGGCTATTAGGGAGATGTGTATAGAATGTATGGGCGGTGGTTGCCCATCAGATCTGATACTGCATTGCCCTAGTAAAGAATGTGCTTTATATGAATTTAGGCTAGGGAAGAACCCCTATAGAAAACCTCCATCTGAGAAGAAACTAGCTTCTGCTATGGAGAATATGATAAAACTACAAATAGGAAAGGCTTGATTTTATGTCAGACTTAGATAAGATGTGTGGTGTGTGGGAGAATGAAGACAAGAACGGTAATAAATACTTCAGCGGAAAGTTGAAAGATGGAACTAAACTGGTTATGTTTTCCAATACATTCAAAGATAAAGAAACTTCTCCAGATTACTACTTGTACAAAGACAAAGCCTCTGAAGATGGCGGAGACTTGCCCGTATAAGGTAAACCCAAGCCCCCATAAACAACCGGGGTACGCTATAACTAAAGGGAGTAGACAAGATGGACGCAATTTTAGGATTTTTAACTGTAAGTAACCCTTGGGTGGGTGCTGTTACTAGTATTGTTGCAGCAAGTACTGCTGTTACTGCTATTACCCCAACTAAGAGTGACGACAAGATCATTGGTTTCGCACTAAAGATACTAAACTTCTTAGCGGGAAACGTATTAAAAAACACAAACAAAGACGGCTAACGTATCTACCTGTCTGTCGGGTGCGTATTAATGTGCGCCTTTTCCCCGTACATTCGTACTCCTCCCCCCGGCAGGCGGGTTTGCGTATAAGGAGAGTCTATGCCTACAAGAGATACAAAAGAAGGCACTATGTTTGCCAAGGGTGGCTTAGCTGGCCCCGGTAGACCTAAAGCTGCAATCAATCGCAACAAGCTAGTTACTGAGGTTCTTAATAAGTTAAACTTTGAACCCCTTAAAGAAGCAGTTGAGCTATACCGCCATGAAGATACCCCTGCATCTATTAAGTCAGGGCTTGTTTTGAAGATGATGAGGCTGGTATACCCAGAAGTTAAGCAGGTGCAAGTAGAAAGCAACACTATGTCTGCGGCTAGCATGGCTAACCCTATCGCTGAGGCTATGATACAGATACAGGGCAAGAAAGAAGGTTTCGATTACAATTCAAGGCTAGATAATGTCCCAAAAGTTAGAGTCACAACAGAAGAAGCTAGTACGTCTAATTAAAGATAGGCGGTGGAGGATAAACAACCTCTACCATATACGCCCTAAAGAGGGTAGTACTCTAGTCCCGTTCAAAATGAACTGGGCGCAGACTGAGCTTTTTGAGGGAATGTGGAATAGATCTATAGTTCTCAAGGCTAGACAGCTAGGAGTTACTACATTTTTCGCTGTATTGTTCCTTGACGACTGTTTGTTTAACCCTAATAGAGAAGCGGGTATCATAGCTGACACTAGGGAGAACGCTGAGGAGATATTTAGAACCAAGGTTAAGGATGTCTGGGACAATGTAGCTAGAGACATCCCTGCGCTTAGGAAACTGATAACAGAATCAATCACATTAGAGTCTGACCAAGGTAAAAGGCTGATCTTCAGTAACGGGTCGGCCTTTCGTGTGTCTACTTCTATGAGATCTGGTACTCTGAGCCAATTACTTATTACTGAGTATGGAAAGATATGCGCTAAAGAACCAGAAAAGGCTAGGGAGATAAGAACTGGTAGTATTGAGACTCTACCCAGAGATGCCTTGCTAGCTATGGAGTCTACCGCAATGGGGAATGAGGGAGATTTCTTTAACAAGTGTAGAGATGCTGAGCTAGATGGACTGTCTAAGAAAGAACTGACCACTATGGATTACAAGTTCTTCTTCTTTCCTTGGTACAAAGAGAAGGGCTACAACTTAAAAACTGCCTCCCCTATCCCGCCAGATATGGTCGAGTACTTCAACAAGCAAACTGAAGAGCTAGACATAACATTCACTAAAGAACAGATGGCTTGGTACTCCAAAAAGAACTCTGAGCTAGGTGACGATGTTAAAAGAGAGTACCCTACCACAGCTAGAGAGGCTTTTGAGCAGAGTATTGAGGGGGCTTACCTTGCAAGACACATGCAGAAAGCGTATATTGACGGCAGGATTGATGGGGTACCGTATATAAAGAGCATCCCAGTACATACCGCTTGGGATTTAGGTATAAACGACACTACATGTATATGGTTTTTTCAATTACACCTAGACTGCATAAGGTTTATAGACTACTATGAGAACTCTGACGAGGGATTGACGCATTATGTTAATCTGCTCAAGCAGAAAGAATACCTTTATGGTCGGCATCTTGCCCCGCATGATATTGAGGTAAGAGATTTTACCATTGGTAAGACTAGAAAAGAATTCGCTAGAGAGCAGGGGCTTATCTTTGATACAGTACCTAGACCTAGTGATGTTATGGATAAGATAGAGAGCGTTAGAAACGTGTTCTCCCAGTTCTACTTTGATGAGAATAAATGTTCTAGAGGGCTTAGCTGTCTGAAGAACTACCGTAAGGAGTGGGATGATAAGAACGGCTGTTATAAGAACCGTCCGTTACATAACTGGGCTTCTCATGGCTTTGATGCGCTGTCAACGTGTACCCTTGGCTTTGAGGCAGGGTTTTTGGATGTTAGGGAACTTCAGCATGAGGCTGTTGTGGCGTATGACGTATTTGAATAGGAGATAGACATGGGTGGAAAAGGCGCAATGCCAGCAATGCCAGCACCTCAAGTTGTCGATACACCTAGGGAAGCTGATTATCTAGGAGTGAAGGAACCTCTACCTGAGATTCCAGAGATAACTCAGGCTAAGCTGGATCTGGAGAAACGAGATAAGCTAAGAAGATTGGCTAGCACAGATACTAGAGAATCTACTATTACTAACATAGGTGGTGGTCTTGGTGACGGCACTGAAGAAGATGAAGAAATAATGCGTAAGAAGCTATTTGTTAAGCCTTCAAACGTAGGATCAGACCCCGCTAAAGGGCTTCTATCGGAAGATGTATAGATTCAAAAAATATTACTTGGAGAATAAGGATGATTCTACTTAAAGAAGACATAGTTAAGCACCTTAAGCGTTTCGTTGTATTTAAAGGGCCGTCTGCGCCAACCGTTGACTATGCTGCTATACGAAGACAGCAGGAGCAAGAGAGGGCTAGGTTGCAAGCTATTCGTGATGAGGAGTTTAGAGTGTCTGGCGTTAAAGACTATATTGACTTCCAGTTTGACAACCCGTTTCAGGTAACTGAAAAGGCTGAGACTGGCAGGTTCTTTAATGCTATATCACCGGGGAGATTGCCGGGTGATGCTCTTAGTGACTATATGAACGACAAGTCAATCACAGCTAAAGCTCTAAAAGAGAATACAGATAAATTCTTTAAGAATAGAGTTAGCATCCCTTCTGTTAAAAAGGGGCGTATCCAATTTGGTAAGAGGGCTGACAAGCCTTCATCTGCTGGGCTATTAGGTTCTAGTGATGACGAAAACAAGAAGGCATTATTGGGAGCTTAATATGCAAGATTCAAAATCATTAGTAAGACGATATGACAGGCTAAAGAATGAACGCATACTGTGGGAGCCTTTCTTTCGTGATGTGAGAGATTACATAAGACCTAGGAAGCAGAACGTAGATAGCACTTCTCATATTGCTGCTGAGCGACATACAAACAAGATGTTTGATTCTTCTGCTCCAGAGGCTAGCCGTATTATGGCTATGTCTATGCAGAACGCATTAACTCCTCAGTCTGTAAAATGGTTCGGGCTTTCCATACCAACGGGGCATGAGCTTTCAGAGCTAAATCAAGCCCCTTCTGTAAAGCGGTGGTTTCACGATGTTACTAACGCCATGTTCTTTTCTTTCCATGAGAGCAATTTTTACATGTCAATAGGAGAGGCTTTCTTAGACTTTACATCGTTTGGCACAATAAATCTCTTGCTTGAAGAGTACACAAACATAGATAAGATATTTGGTGGCTTAACGTTTACCTCTATACCAACTGGGCAGTTTGTTTTTGCTGAAGATGCTAGAGGGAGACCCGATACTGTCTTTTGGGAGTATGTGCTATCCGCTAGACAAGCCAATCAAATGTTTGGCAGGAAGAAGCTACCGGATTCTATTAAGAAGTGTATCAAGGATAAGCCTGACGAGAAGTTTGTATTTGTAAGAGTCGTTCTTCCTAGAGAGGAATACAAGCGTGGTTCTATTCATGTAATGGATAAGCCGTTTGCCGCAGTAGACATTCATCTAGATTCAAGGTCTGTGGTTAGAGAGAGTGGTTTTGATGAGCTTCCCTACACTATTGGCAGGTTTGAGAAAGCATCTGGTGAATTATGGGGACGTTCTCCAGCCGATATAGCTATGCCCGATATCAAGACATTGAACAAGATTAGAGAGCTAGAGCTTAAAGGCCTAGCTATGGCTGTACACCCACCACTTATAGCTCCAGATCAAGGTATCATTGGTAATTTCAAGATGACTCCTTCCTCAATCAACTACTCAAGAGAGCCAGAGAGATTCAAGTTTCTAAGGTTTGAAGGACGGTTCGATCTTTCCTCATTGAAAGCTAATGAGTTGAAGAAGTCTATTCGTGGAATATTCCTAGCAGACCAGTTAGTTCTACCAGAAAAGCTGAACATGACTGCTGAGGAAGTTGCTACCGTTAGAGAGCAGATTGATAAGTTGCTTGGGCCTACAGTAGCTAGATTTGAAGGTGAAGTTCTAACACCACTTATACTAAGAGCTTTTGGTATTATGAATAGGGCTGGTGCGTTACCACCTGCTCCACCAGAGCTTGCAGAGTTAGACGATATAGAAGTATCTTATGTAGGGCAGTTAGCAAAGAACCAGAAGATTCAGGATGTAACTGCTATTCAGAGATGGCTAGGTGTAGCATCTAATATGGCAGGGTTTGCACCAGAGGTTCTTGACAACATTAACGTTGACGAAGCTCTACAGATCATAGGTGACAGGATGGCAGTTCCATCTACTGTTATGCGATCTCAAGAAGAAGTAGCGCAAATTCGCCAGCAAAGACAACAACAAATGGCTATGCAGGAACAGCTAGCGCAAGCCTCTCAGGTAGCTGAGGGTGCTGGTAGGGCTGCCCCAATGGTCAAAGCACTAGGAGGTGCAGATGCGTTCCCAGTCCAATGATTTGGATGAGATAAGAGAAGCTATTTTTAAAGTGTTTCAAGGGCCATACGGTGAGAAGGTTATGGGTTTTTTGGAGGACATGTATTGCAATAGTGTCTCAGCCGAGCCTAACGACCCATACACGACATATTTTAATGAAGGTGGGCGTGGACTTGTGTTAGGATTAAAGTCGCAAATAAAGGCGTACAGCGAAAATGGTGGTAGTCCAAAACAACCTGAATGGAGCGAGATAGCATGACATGGCAGAACCAGATTCCAATTATGTGGGAGATCCTAGATGGGATTTTCCTTGCGACAAGTGCGGAGCTTGCTGTCGTGTCATTGATTGTGTTTTTCTAACTAAAGAAAATAAGTGCAGTATCTATGGCAATAGACCATTCATTTGTGATACAAAGAAGATGTTCGATAAGGTTTACAGTGAAAGTATGAGTAAAGAAGAGTATTTTGAGAAGTCTGAAGAAGCTTGTAATAAACTAAAGGAGTTGCATAATGACTGAAGAGACCGTTGTAAGCGATAATCTCATTGGTTCTGAGGGAGGCGAGGCTGACACTAGCTGGCAGTCTAGGTACTTATCAGATGATTTGAGAGGGAATGACACACTTGGGAAGTTTGAGGATGTAGGCGCATTAGGTAAGTCTTACCTAGAGCTACAGAAGATGGTTGGTTCTAGGATTAAAGTCCCTACTGAAGAGTCTAGTGATGAGGAGATCAACGATTTCTACACTAAGGTTGGTAGGCCTGAGGCTCCAGAAAAATATTCGGTTGACCTGCCAGAAGACTCTAACTATGACCAAGAGTTAATAGGTCAGTTTTATGACGTTGCTTATAAGAATGGACTGTCAAACAAGCAGGCGCAAGCTGCAATAGAATTTTACAACCATATCAATACAGACATGAGCATCAACCAAGATGCTATGATGCAACAGTCTAGGGTTGACTCTGAAGCTGCGCTCAAGAAAGAGTGGGGGCCAGTAGACTACAACAAGAACCTAGCTACATCAAAGAAGGCTTTTAATAGATTTGCTGATGACGATTTAAAGCAGTTTGTGGAGAAGAACGGCATGTCTAACAATGTGTCTATGATTAAGTTCTTGCACAAAATTGGTAGTGCGTTCTCTGACCCAGATATGGCTGGTTCTGGCAAAGACTCAGGTAGGGTTGACGCTGACTCTGCTAGACTAGAGATTGCTTCTATTATGGATGACAAAGGCCATAAGTATAACGAAGCTTTATTTGATGCTAAGCATCCTAAACATAAAGAAGCTGTAGCTTACAGAGATCACCTTTATGATATAGCTTATGAAGGTGAAGAATGACATTTAAAGAAAATATAACTTGCTCTAACTGTGACAATTTTTCCTTCAAAATGAGAACACCTGAAGGCAAGACCACTAAAGAGCGTTATGGGTACTGTTCATACTACAGTAGGCAGGAATCTGCTTCTACGGTATATGGCATTTGTGAAGGGGCTTCTCCAATACCCATCAAAGTTGCGAAGCCAAAACTTGTAAAGAAGTAGGCCCCGCAAGGGATAACTGAATCTTTACGCAAATGAGAGCCAGCATGGTGCTGACAACTCTCCACTTTTAATCTCTATTTATTAGGGAGTAATGTAATGAGTGTAGAAATTACTAAAGCGTTTTCGCAGAAGTTTCGTGATGCGTTTATACACTTGGTACAGCAAAAAGGTTCACGTTTGCGTGAGTATGTTCGTAGCAATACGGATGTAGTTGGCAAGTACGATCACTTTGACCGTTTGGGTGCTACATCGGCTCAGCGTATCACTAGTCGTCATGCTGACACACCATTGATCTCTACTCCCCATAGCCGAAGGCGTGTAAGCCTTGAGGACTACAACTGGGCAGATATGGTTGACAAAGCGGATAAAGTTCGCATGTTGGCTGATCCTACTAGTGAGTACCTTAAAGCTGGCGTTAATGCTCTGGGACGTACTATTGATGATGTTATTATCGCTGCAATGTTGGGCAATGCTGTAAGTGTAGACGAAAACGATGCTTCAAGCAATGTAGCACTGCCAGCAGCGCAGAAGGTAGCTGTATCTGGAACAACTGATATGAATATTGACAAACTTAGATCTGCTAAACAGATTTTAGATGCGTCTGATGTTGATCCTGATTTATCAAGATGTATTGTTATGAAATCTAATCAGTTCTACGATCTGCTTGGCGACACTCAGATCCAAAGTTCTGACTACAATACCGTTAAAGCACTTGTGAATGGTGAGATTGATACCTTTATGGGCTTCAAGTTCATGCGTTCTGAGCGTTTAACTTCTGATTCAAATGGCGATACCCAGTGTATTGCTTGGATTGGTGACGGAATTGGGTTGAGTATGGGAATGGACGTTAAGACTGAAATCTCTGAACGTTCAGATAAAAACTATAGTACGCAAGTCTATGCCCAGATGTGCCTCGGTGCGGTTCGTATCGAAGACGAAAAGGTTGTAGAGATTGCTTGTACTGATTCCTAGAGGAGGTATATAAATGGCTACTTATAAGAGTACAGAATATACCAATGCTACGGATGGTACTGGTACTAAAAATGCACCTACCACTTGGAGTGGAATAACCTATCGCTATTCAAGATTTACTGGGCAAGCTCTCAGTTCTTCTGACGTAGTACAAGTTATGACAATTCCTTCTGGTGTACGCATTCTTCCGCAGTCGATGGCGATCATTAGTGATCTAGAGTCATCTGCTACGGTTAATGTGGGGTATGCGGCTCATACTACTCAAAGTGATGGTTCTGCTGTCGCATTGGACGCTGATGCTTTTATCAGTGCGCTTGCCGCAGATTCAGCTAGAACAGTGACTAACTTCCATGAAAGTGGAACGCATGATACTGGGTATGTGACAACTGGAGAAATGATCCTAACGTTTGCGTTGGGTGCTGGTACTTCTCTGGCTGCGGATACATTTGATTTTCATGTGATGTACGCTGATCCTAACTAAACTTGTAGGGTGGGAAGGGGGCTGTTTACTGGGTAACTGGTATTCAGCCCTGCCCCATCTTCTCTCACCTGCGGATAATAAAAATGAGCCACGCATCAGAAGTTAGTATCGCAAATGAAGCACTCTTGCTGCTAGGTGCTAATACAATAACAAGCTTTGATGATGACGATTCAAATGCTGTTCTAGTAGACAGGTTCTACCACTCAGAAAGAGATGCAATACTCAGAAGCCATAGATGGAACTGCGCTATTGAGACCGCTAACCTAGCATCACTTTCAGCTACCCCTATTATAGACTGGGAATACCAGTTCACATTACCAGTAGACCCTTACTGCCTTAGAGTTCTAGACGTAAGGACTGTCACTGGTGATATATACCTAGACTTCGCCATACAAGGCAGAAAGCTTCTAACTGAAGAAAGCGCAGTAGATATAACTTATGTGAAAAGAGTTGAAGACCCTTCTTCATTCGATGCTCTGTTATATCAAACTATAGTCTTCAGGCTTGCTTGGAAGCTCGCTTTCCCGATTACAAGATCACATACTGTTATGACCCACATGGGTACTATGTACGAGGCTGTAGCTAGAGAAGCTAGGGCTATCGACTCACAAGAGGGTACTCCAGAGATTATAGAGTCAGATACTCTTACTGACGTGAGGTTGCGATAGATGTCTAAAGTATGGCCTATACAGACTAATTTCACTGCTGGACAGATATCTCCTAGGCTTCACGGCAGGGTTGATATCAACAAATACAAGAACGGTGTTAAGACTCAGAAGAACGCATACAGTTTGCCTCATGGCGGTGTTATCCGTAGGGGTGGAACTAAGTATGTTGCGGGTGTTAAAGGCACAGCTAGTGGTTCTGAGTTGGTAGCTAATGGCACATTCGCATCTAATATTACAGGATGGACAAATAAAAGTGTAGGATCTGGTAGCTCTATAGCTCATTCCACTAATTTGATGAACATTGTTTCAGTTGATTCTAGCAACTACGGGTGGGCAGAAGACGAAATAGTTACAGTAGTTGGCAAGCAGTATATAATGAGCTTTACTATTGGGACAGGGGCAATAAATGTGCAGATTGGCACATCTACAGGGGCGGTAGATGTCTTAGCTTCCACATCATATGCTGCCGCAACTCATACTATAGAGTTTACTGCATTGAGTACAGCTACATTTATTGGATTTAAGCATACGGCAGGTGCTACTCATACGCTAGATACGGTTACGGTAAAACTAGCAACACAAGATGCCAAGGTAAGGTTAGTAAGATTTGAGTTCAGCATTACTCAGGCTTACATTATTGAGTTTGGGAATTTATATTGCAGGTTCTACAAAGACAATGGACAGATTACCTCTGGCGGTTCTGCCGTAGAGATTGTTACCCCTTATACAGAGGCCCAACTATTTGATCTCTACTTTGCTCAGTCTGCTGATGTTTTATATATCGCACACCCCACCCATGCTCCTAGGAAGATTACTAGGACTAGTGATATTGCTTGGACTATTGCAACATTATCTTTTGCCTCTGCTCCGTCAGATTTTGTGGCTGGTGCTGGTGACTACCCTAGATGCGTAACATTTTTTGAAGAAAGATTATATTGGGCTGGCACTGACAATAAACCACAAACTATATGGGCTAGCAAGTCTGGTGACTTCCTTAACATGAATCAAGGTACAGGCCTTGATGATGAGTCTATAGCTTTCACTTTAGCCACTGATGACGTTAACGTAATTAGATGGCTGAAGGCTTCCGATGTCCTTCTAATTGGTACTGTGGGTGGAGAGTTTAAGTTAAGCGGTGGTGGTGCGCCAACTACACCAACAAATGTTAGGGTTGTCCAAGAAACTAAATACGGCTCTAGTACAGTGCCTCCTGTAGTAGCTGGCAGGTCTGTTTTGTTTAACCAGAGAGCTAAGAAGAAAGTAAGGCAAATGATCTTTGACTTGAATGTTGAGGGTTTTGTTGCACCTGACCTTACTATACTCTCTGAAAACATAACTGGTGATGGGATAACAAGTATGGCCTACCAGCAAGAGCCTGACTCTGTTATATGGTGTGTCAGGGCTGACGGTGTTTTGCTAGGGCTTACATACCAGAGAGACCAGCAAGTAGTTGCATGGCATCAACATCCAGTAGGTGGGACTAACACTGAAGTTGAAAGCATAGCTTCGATTCCCTCTGTAAGCGGTGGCTCTGACGAGCTATGGTTGAGCGTTAAAAGAACGGTAAACGGCAGTACTGTTAGGTATATAGAATACATAGATGATACTATATTTGTAGATTCTGGGTTGTCTTATTCAGGTGTAGCCGCTACAACGTTATCTGGGTTAATACATCTTGAGGGGCAGACTGTTAGCATAGTTGGTGACGGGGCTGTTTTCCCAGATGCTGTAGTTTCTGGCGGAAGCGTGACTCTCTCTAGTGCTGTAACAACAGCTTATATAGGATTGCCATATACCACGGAAATAGAAACATTGCCACCAGAGGTTCCTCAGAGAGATGGTGCTTCTTTTGGTAAGAAAAAGTCTTGGAACAGGATAATACTTAACCTTTATTCCACTCTAGGGATCTCAGTTAACGGAACTCAGCTTGTATTCAGGACTGGAGGAGACCCTATGGATTCTGCCCCTCCTGCTTTTACAGGCCAGCATGACGTAACTAACTTAGGGTGGAAAGAGACAGACCATTCTATAATCATAAAACAGGAGCAACCGCTAGGTATGACACTAATATCTCTTACAGGGGAGTTGAATGTTACTGACTGAGAGTATCCCGCTTGAAAGATCTGGAGACATACACTTAGTACCATACGAATTGAGTCATTTTAAAGAGTTAATAGTTAGACCGCATGAAGACGGCATAAAAGAAGCAGTTAAACTTTCTGATACAGAATGGGCGACAGCTATAGGGAGAGAAGCTGTAGAGGCTTACACAGCTTACGTTGGAGATACTATTATAGCTATAGGTGGTTTAAATATACTATGGCCTACAGTCGGAGAAGTTTGGATAGTAGGTTCCCCCCATATACCAGAAGTTAGGTTCTCATACATGAGAGCTACCAAATTCTACTTGAAGTATTTTAAGGAAAAGTATAAATTAAGGCGTACTCAGGCGCAAATAGTTGAAGGATATGACATGTTGATAAATTTCGCAGAAAGACTAGGCTTTGAGTATGAAGGCACTCTGCACAATTACTGCGGTGGTAATCTACATAACCGTATGTATGCTATCTGGGAGAAGTAAATGGAGCCAATGACCGCAGCAGTAATAATGGGCGGTACTGGTGTAGCTAAAGGTGTATCTGGCTACAAAGCTGGGCAGGCATCATCTAAATCTGCCGCAGCAACAGCACAGTACAATCAACAGATAGCTCAACTTAACGCTAAGATGGAGAAGGACAGAGGTACTATTGTCCGTAACATCAACGAGCGTAATGCCGATATAGGTCTTGAGAAAGCTACATACGATGCTTTCCTTATAGAGAGACAAGCTATTGGGGTTCAGGATCAGAATGATTTCGACCTTACTGTAGCTGAGAGACAGTATGATATATTTACTGCCGAGAAGAGAGCTAACTGGGGGACTTCTGGCGTTACCATGCAAGGCAGTCCTGCTGTAGTTGCTTTGGCTGACGCTCATGCTGCCGCTACTAACCTAGCCAATATAGAGCTTAGAGGAGTACAGGCGATATCAAAGATTCAGCAGACCGCTGATATGACACGCTACCAAGGCAGATCTAACTTTAATGCCGCCATGCAGTCAGCCTACCTACAGCAGTATCAGTCCGATATAAACAGAGCTAACATAATTAATGAAGGCAATATGAATTACTATGCTGGCATGTCCAAAGCTTATCAAGCCCAACAGCAAGCGACTGCTGCCCTTGTAGGTGGTATAAGTGACGGCATTTCTAGCGGAGTAGGGGCTTATGGTGCAGCCGGAGGATTTGGTGCTACTGGTGCAACTACGCCAGTAGGTATCGTTGACTCAGGCAAATCTGCGGTTAGTGTCCCCGGCCCTAGCTATGGCTATATTGGCAATGGGTCTATAAACGGATAATATAGGATAAATTATGCCAATAGGTAAACCATTACTGGTTACAGAAAGACAGGGAGTTCAGGACATTGTGAAGTCTGGGCAGATCAACCCATTATCTACACAAGTAGCTGCTCAAAAGCTATCCTTTGTAGACTATAATATAGGTCAAGATAATTCTAAGGCCGCATTTGCTGTTACGGATGAGCTTATTAATATGGGTGGAGCTTTAGGTAAGTCTGCCATATACATCGCTCAAACAAAGAACGCCCACAAGAAAGTACAGATAGCTGAGGAATTTAGGGGGTTGCAGGACTCATTTAACAAATCTATGGCTGAGACTAATGATCTTGTTGGGCGTGAGAATCTATACGCAGGCTACATGGAAAACATGAAGTCGTTGTCCGATTCGTCATCCTCATCGCTGATGCAAGACGCAGAATCACAACAGTTCATGGCATCAATGCGAGCGCAGTCTAAGAACATAGGCAATACAGCTTTTACCAAGATAGAATCACAAAGGTTCTCAGAAACAAAAGGGGCTATTAAGGCTAGCCTTGGAGTTATCGAAGCTGACATTACTTCAAATCCTAACGCTGATTTAAGGGCAAACGTAGGGAAAGCTAATGATTTGTATGATGAGCTTCATAGAATTGGCGCACTGTCTGACAGGCAGTGGGGTGCTGCAAAGTTTACTAACGCACAAAGTTTAATAGTTCTAAAGGGTACAAGAATGGGTATAACTGAAGCTCAGAACTACAATGGACTTGACTATGATGATGCGGATGAGGCGTTTGGTAGATTCAACGAATATCTTAAAAACAACCAAATAAGGGTAACTGCTGCGACAGAAAGATCGTTTAAGGAAGCTTATTCAACATCTTTGTCTAAAACATGGAGTGATGAAGCAAGCAGAGATGCTAATATGGAGAGATTTTCAGAATTTAAGAACAGAGAGTCAGTGAATGAACGTATAGAGAAATTTGCTAGAGCGTTGTCTAGGGGTGAAATAAGTGATGTTGAGGCAACGGAGCATGTTAATGGCCTAGAAGCTCTAGGTTTGTGGGGGAAAGCGGCTAAGCTACGGCAAGATTTTGATTCTGCTGACAAGCCCATAACCTCTGTTGTGGATAGGTTCACTGATATAGATAGTGAGTTTTATTCTGATTTAAGAAAAGTTGCTTTTAACAAAGATGGCTCATTTTTGTCTACATCCGTAGAGCAATCTCTGAAAGATGCAGGGATAGAACATGGGCCTACTGTTATTGAGATCGTAGGCAAGCTTGCTGAGGGTGGCAGGGCTACCGCTAAAGACTACATAGATGGCAGTGGTGTCACAGATGGGATAAGAGGATTTCTTTTGACAAAAGTAGATACAAAAAATATTAGCGGTTTTATGACTGAGATAGGGGTTTCGTTAGAAAACCAAAACTCTATAAATGAAACAGGACTGACACTAGCTAAGGATAGAAGCGGTCTTCTGTCTGCGCTAAAAAACGCAGCACCAGAATTTGATTCAATCATTACAAGGATGAAAGCTATTATAGGTGCTGACGCTAGGGGTTCTGCTAAAGGCACTCCTTTTCAAGCTCACTACAGAAAAGACGGCACGGAGTACGACAGATGGCAGGACAGGACAGGGGAAAAAGCATTTAGAACAGACTACCAGAAGTATATGGGAGATGTATTCAGGATAGCTAAAAAAGAAACTATAGAGATTATGGGTAGCAAGCCTGAAGAAATAAGTGGAGAAATAAAAAAGAAAAAAGTCGGTCAGGTGTTGAGGCTAGTGGATAAATATAAGAAAGGCAAAAAAACTAAGCTTGGTGATCCTACTTTTGCAGAGGAGCTAGCCCGAATAATAGGAGACCAATAATAAATGGAAATGAATGAAATTACAGATTCAGCAAAGAGACTTGTTCCTGACTCATTTAGGCAAAGACTTGATGATTGGGGAATTTTAGGCCTAGAAGAATGGGGCAGTGAAGGAGAGGTGCGAGAAGCCCCAGTTGAACAGCCTATTGCTGGTGCTGAGCAGTCTGGTGGTATACTAGACTCTGTTGTAAGTGAAATAAGTAACCTTATCTCTCCAAAGCAAGCTCCAGAGGCAGTTCCACAACAACATATTGTGCAGTCTGGAGATACTCTTTTTGCTGTAGCAGAGCAGTATGGGCTGTCATTAGAAGAACTTGCTTCCATAAATCCTCAGATAAAAGATGTAAATAAGATTGGTATAGGGGATTCTGTTAATATTGCTACAGCCCCTAGCCCTATCTTAGCAGGTAGTAAGGATGGCAATAAAGATTTTGGAGGTATGGCAGGAACTGAAATGGACAATGATATAGTTGAGCAGAACATCGCCATTGATCTAGGTACTAAGTTTTATGTCGGTAGCGAGTCGCCTGAAGAAGATAGAGTCGGTTGGGCTGAGAGAGCTAAGTCTGGATTCCAGCAGATAGCTGAGGGGACTCTACCAAAAGAAAAAGAAGACAACTTAAACCGCCTTCTTGATTTTATAGAGAAAGCCTTACCTACAGCTTTTTCTAAGGAGATGGAGACTCTAGGTATAGACGCAAAGCACATCAAGCAAATGGTAACAGCAACATACGCTGGCGAAACTAACATGGGAACTAACGTTAAACCTTCGGGCACTGGTGCTGTGGGTGAGATGCAGGTTACAGCATCTACATTCAAGTCTGTCTTGAAGCAAGGGCAGTTCGGTAAAAAAGCCGCTGAGATTGTAGATCTTGAGCTTAGTAAGTTAAAGAAAATGAGCGATGCTAAGCTCAGGAAGCTTCTCTCAAATAACACTGAGTTAAACTTTCTAGTAGCAATATCTAAGTGGATGCAGTTACTAAAAACACAAGCAGACAAAAATGGTAAAATAAAAGAAAACACTGGTGTTGAAAAAGCGGGATCGAAAATAAAACCTGTGTCAGACGAAGAACTTTTGGCGGCTAGGGAGAAAATTGCTGCCAATGATAAAGCTAATAAGAAGTTTAAGGAAGGTCGGCAGTTAAAGGGTACGCTTGACCAGTATGGGCTAAGCATAAACAAAGGTGGTGCTGGAACTCCAGCCCCTATGCTTATTCCTTCTGACCCTAAAGAGATTCGGGATGTGACGGGAGTTACGGACTTCTCTGTACCTCCTAACAGAAATATATAATAAGAGACAAATATGATTAATGAAGCTCCATTAGGCGGTGAAGAGCAGGGCATAGAAGCTCCATTGGACGGTGTGGAGAAAGGTATATTCGATCTGACCCCTGAGCAGATAGCCACTGAAGAGAGGCACAAGGATCTTGTATCTGCGGCAATTGACGCTGATATGGCTAAAGATACACCTATGATTGGTATGGACGACATTTTTGAGAACCCACAGGCAGAAGAATACATCAATAAGATGTCAGGGGC